ATCTGTCTAGCTAAGTCATCATCCTTCATTTGCTCCGCTACTTGCTCCGCTGATAATCCACTTGCTCTTAATCTGTTATATTCCTCTTGAGCTGCGTTCATATCAGTTACGTGATCACCAAAAGCATCTTGAAGAGTTTTTTGCTTTTGTTGTTCCATAACCATCTCGGCTAATTGGTCTCTAGATAAACCTAAAGCTTTTGCTGCTGCTTCTTGAGCAATAACATTTTTGGTTTCAAAGGCATTCATAATTGCCCTATTTTTAAGAACTTCATCTGCCATTTTACCCATATCTCCTTCAAGAGCAAATTGTCTTGCTTTCTCTAGGTTAATTTCTTTTCCAAGTAATAATTCTGCTTCAAGTTCTGCTTGAATAGAGCCTTCGAAATCTAGTAAACTGGAGGCTATACTATTTATAGTTTCCATATTAGCCCCTAATTTTTTAGCGGACATTACTTGCTTAACCAATTCTTTTGTGCTTCCTTTAAATGTTAATTGAAGTGCTTTAGAGGTCTTACCTATAGCATCTTGAACTTGTTTGAAACTCATGTTCAAGCCCTTTTGCTTGTTCATCTCCAATACTTGGAGATTTATTGTTTTTAATATATCTTTAGCCCCTTTTCCTGTTCTTAAGGACTCCATGGCTAATATTCCTTGAGTATCAGCAGACATTTTAGTTCTTTTAGATATGGAATCCATATCTGCCGCAAGATCCCCTGAAAATTTAACGGTTTGACCAAAGTATTCATTTAATCTTACTTGAGTCTCCATTAAGCTTTTAGAGTCAACCATAATATCTTTGGTGGAATCTGCAACTCTACTCATTTCACCTCTTAATGCTAAAGCTTCTTTATAAGATATTCCCATGTTTTTAGCAAACTCACCAGATGCTTTATCTACCTCTTTAATAGATTTAAACATTTTAGATAAAATAGCTGCTGGTCCTACTGCTTTTAACATACCACCACCTACACTATCTAGCATTTTAGCTGCTGTTTGCATTTTAACTCCTAATCCTGCTGCTCCATCTGTTCCTTTAGTTAATGATGCTGAAAGTTCTCTTCCTTCTTGGACTGCTTTATCTATTCCTAATTTAGGAAATAATTTTGATAAACCTTTTAAAGCCTTTCCAGTTCCCCCTAATCCCCCTTCTATTTGGGCAGCTCTATCAGAAATTTGATCCATTTCATCTTCAGTTTCCTGTAGAGTTTTAAATTGTTCTTGGTATATTTTAAGTAAATCTGCTTGTTTTTTAGATATAGGAACCCCTTTTTTTAAGATATCATTTGTTACATCAAATTCCCCTTTTAAAATCTTTTCAATATCAACGTGTTTTTTTACGTTTGCTGAAAGGGATTGATTTAATTCTAATTGAAGTTTTTTCTTCCTTTGATCTAATTTTACTTGGGTTTTAGAGACATCCGCCATGGATTTCATACCATCGTTTACATCTTCTATACTTAAGGCTATTTCTTCTTGAACTTTAGCTAAATCTCTAAATGCTTTTCTAGTTTCAGCTGCTTGGATTGCATTAAAACCTAATTCTTTTGCGGCTTTAGCTGCTTCAGATGCAAAGTCACGAGTTGCGAATAACAACTCATCCATAGTCTCTTTAGCCCTTTTTACACTTTCGGCTATTTTCTTTGCTTCTTCTTCAGCTTTACCCATTACAATGATGTTTGGATATAAATATTACGAAATACTATTTTTTAGCCCTTTGTATAGTATAATTAGATTGGCGTTTAGTATCATTTAAGATGCCTTTCATATGTTCTGGAATGGGATCTCCTATGTTGGTGGAGGTAGTATTTTTTCCTTTGGAAGCTTTTTCCATAGCTTTGTTTTCTTTATCCCTCCAATCTATTATTTGTTTAATAGTGAAGTTTCTTAGCCATATAGGCATATTGTATACAGTATGGTAATCATATCCACCATTACCATGGTATACTATATCATGTATTTGTTGGAATAAGTATTTTCTATACTCCAGAGTCAGGCCAAAAAAACCCGGCAGTCATTGGTATGACAGCATCCTCCTCTACACCATTTTCACCTACATAATCAAATTTCATGATTACATCTGGTTGAGTTTCTTTAAGATGTTCTCTAAATGCTCTAGAGTCTCTAGCTAAGAAATAAGTATCAACAAACTCTCTTATTTGCTTATCTTCTGTTTCTCCATTAACTGAAGTAATCATATGCTTTAATCTTGTAGATAATTCAGGAGATGCTTGTTTGTTGATTTTTTTAAGACCTTTAATTTCAGCCTCAATTTTCTTTTCGTCTTTAGTAGTTAAAAGTTTATAGGTAATTTTTGTGTCTGTATGAGGTAGTGTGAATGCAAATTCATTTTTACCCTCTATCATAGAAGATTCATCTAAATATCTAGTTTCAAGTGTTGATAAGTCTACACTTACATTTTCTCCATTTTTAGAAAACTCATAATCTTTACCATAACCTAAAACACGAGCTGCTACTAATACAGCATTTTTATCTCCTACTATCAATTCATCATAGTTTACTTTGGAGACTATCAAGGATTTTAGAAGCTTATCTATTACTACTCCTTGTTTTATATAATTTTGATTTGTTAAAATATCTTCTTCCTTAGCAGTCATATACTTCATTTCGATCTTGCCTATAGAAAGTGGATTTTCTTTTGGATAAATTAAACCTTTAGAAGGTAAATCTACCTCCTCAGTTGGAAACTTAAATTCACTCATAATCTTTTATTTATTAATAACTTGTTTAATATAAATATTAATATAAAAAAGGAGCTTGACATAGCCAAGCTCCTCCTTAAAAAATATGTGTTTCTTCTTAGAAATTCAGTACACAGTAATCTGGTTGTACTGTTAAATCTATAGTTTTTGCTTCATCTACAGTATCCCAATTATACTCACCGAATGAAGCCTCTGTAATTAAAGCACCTTTTATAATCCATTCTGATACTATATCACCTACAGGTCCTAATACATTTACTGTAAGATCTTTTTTATAAAAATCAGAATAACCATCTCTACCTGTTACAGATTCATGATGTAATCTTACCCATTCCATTACTGCTTGAGCACCTGATGGTGTAATAGGATCAAATAATGTCATTGAGATTGTGTTCCAAGTAGTTTTACCTTTAACAAATCTTTGAACGTTGATATGATTTAAGGCTACTGTGCCTTGTGTTAACGATACAGCACCTATCCCTTTAATGATAAAGCTTGGTATACCATCCATATAAAGAATGAATCTGTTAGCTTGCTTTGGCTCAAAAGCGGTGAAAAATATTTCGTTTGGATCTAATACTGCCATTTTGTTCTAATTTATTTCTTGTTATAAATATCTAATTTTTTTATTTTTATGCTGGGAAAGTAGCTCCAGTTGGTAAAATGTTGAAATCTAGGTAAATAAATTCAGCTGTTCTAGTTGGCTGAATGTAAATTTGACCTACTAACTGATTTCTATCAATAACATCTGGGGTGTTATTACTATCATCCATTACAACTTTAAAGGCATATAAACCTTGTCTTTGTTGAACACTTTCTAAATATGGGTTAACTTGGCTTAAGAAATTGTTTCTTGTAGCTATTGTATTTTGTTCAAATACTAAGTTATCTGCTACTTGAGAAATATAAGATTTTAATTCAATTAATAATCTTCTAACATTTACTCTATCTAAAGCACTTGCTCTTTTCTGTAGTGTTTTCTGTCCAAATACTACTACTCCTGTGTTAGGGAATGTAGCTATTGGGTTTACATTTCCTTGATATAATGTATCTCTATTTCCGTTTGTTAATTTTCTTTCTGCTCTAATTACTGTTGATAATCCACCTCTATTTAAACCTGCAGGTGCGAACCATGCTTCACTTGAATTATCATTAAAAGCATATACTCCTGGAATCATTGTAGAAGCTGGTACCCAAACTTGATCTCCTAAATCTGGATCAATTGTTTGAACCCATGGCCAATATGTTGCGGCATATGAAGAATCAATTCCTGCTGCTTGACCTGTAACTCCTGTAATTGTATCAGCATATCCTACCATATCTGCTACTGCGATTGCATCTCCTCTTTGTTGAGAATTATTAATGATAGATGAAATTTGAGATGAATGGTCTTCTTTAGTTAATCCTGGTGCTACAATTAAATTGTATTTATATTCATCTTGATTTGCTAATAAAGAAATTGATTCATCGTAATTTCCACCTACTAATCCTTGGGTATTTGAACCTATATTTTCATTAAATGTTCCGGTTATAGTGTCAAATGCTGTACCTAAAGCTCCACCCATAGTACCTGAAGCAGCTAATGGGATAGAAGATGTATATTCTGATTTTGCATTTCCTGCGTTATCAAAATAATTTAATGTTTTTTGACTTACAGATTTTATTCTAATATATCTTGAAGCATTAGCATAAGTACCTGTTGTTTTAACATAATATGTACCTGCATCACTTGTTACTTCCTGCTTTTGATCTCCAA